ACTCTCCGTCCCACCTGAACGAAAAGCCGCGCTAGATCGGGTTCGCCGGCCTTCGGTAACCCGCCGGTAAGCTAGCCTCATCGGTCGACCCGAGGCGGGAACGTAATAAAGAGAACGGCGGAAACGGCGGCTAATTCTGATCCTTTTGCGCGTCGTTCCGCGTTTGAGAAGCGTTTCTGTCAAAAGGAATCTTGCGTATCTCCCAAGACGATCCCGTCCATTCCGCAGCCCCTTTCGGGTCGGCGGGCGACCTAATTCATCCCAGTGTCAGATCGCGGGCGTTGCTCCGTCCCCGTCGACTGCGTGGCGTAGAGCTTCCCGTCGCGCTCTTCGATGCGGCCCGCCCGCTTGTGCCTGGAAATGGCGGCGCCGACATGGTTGGGGCGAGCCCCCTTACATGCAGCGGCAATTTCTTGCTGCGTCTTGCCGCTTGCCAGGGCAAGGACCTGATCGCTGAGGCTCGGCGAGCTGCGCTTGTCGCCGGCCGTAGTATGCGGGCGCCCGGAAAGAGCCTTTTGTACCAGTCCAGGAACTGTGCGGTCGAATCGACTGATCGTCATGCTTGCCTTTCGGAAGCCGTTCCTCAGCTCGATTTGTCCTGCTCGGCTTGCCATTCCATCGAGCCAGGGGCCCAATTGGTTTTGCTGGGCGTCGCCTCACCTCGCTCCTTCTCGGCACGGAGCGCCTCGGCCTTTTGCCGATAGAATTCATAAATGCCCGAGCCCTTCATCTGGGGATTGAGCAGTTCCAACGCTCCGCTGCAGGCATCGACCTCGTCGTCATGGGCAAGTTCGGGGAAGCCTTCGAGGACGCGCAACAGCTCTTCGTTCCACGATCCCCGCCGGATCTTCACATTGCCGGCGCGGCACTGCGAGCTGAACGGCCCGAACCTCGTGAGCTTGTCGCCACTCTCTGGGGCCGCAACTACGGTGAAGCCGCTGAGCGCGCGCACCAGGTGGAGCGCTTGGCTCTTGCCGGCCTGCCCCGGATCCTTGCCGAACCCGACGCGGACCCGGTTACTGTCCTGCGTGGCGGTATTGAGCAGCAATCTGTCGATGTCGCCCGGGTTGGCCCGCCCGCGCACCATATCCAGGAGCCAGTAGCCGCCGTTCTTATCGCGGCCGAGCTTGATGCCGACCGTCCAATCGGGGTCGTTGAACTCGGTCTTTTCGGTAGCGGCGAGATCCCAATAGCGGACAACGTCGAGGTCGGCCGGGACCTCGTCGACGACGGCACACCACTCCCGCTTGAAATAGAGCCCGGCGGCCGGCCGGATTTTCCAGTTGCCACTCAGCAGCCGCTCGCGCTCGAGCAGCGGCAAAGACAGGAGCCAGGCGAGGTATTCCGGATTGACCTGCAGCAGCGCGGGGTTGTCGAACACTTTCGCCGGAATGAAGGTGACGCTGATCGCCCGCGGAAGCTCGATGCCCGGCGGCAGATCCCCCGGCGGCGGCAGGTCTTGCATCAACTCTTCGGGTTTATCGGCCCATACGAGCTTTTCCGCGACGCGGATGAAGTAGCGTACAACGCCGGCGCGCTCGGGGATCGGAAGCCCGGTCTCCCGGTCGATCCACCACGCCAGGAAGTCGGCAACCCAACTGTCCGCGTCCGGGTTGCAGGTCGCGCGGATGTAAGGCTTGACGCCGCAGGTCGAGCGGTTGCGGCTGACCATGTAGAAGAACTGATGGGCCGTGAAATGCGTCAGTTCGTCGAAACAGATCAACGCGATCTGAGCGCCCTGCCAATCGTAGACGGTGGTTTCAAACTGCAGGTGCGAAAACTTGATCTTGCCGGCGCGTGGCCAGCGCCACTCGCGCGCTCCGAGGTGCGGGGTGCCGCCGAGCCGCGGATAGAAGTTTTGGCTCTCATCCCACAACCCGCCGGGGTTGGTGATCTGTGGCGTCGTGCGCCGGAAGAATACCGCGGTGAAGTTCGCGACCCGGCCGACGTGGCGCAGCGGCTCCAGGATCAGTCCGACCGTTTTCCCCCCACCGGCCGCGCCGCCATATACGCAGATGTCGGCAGCGGTTCGCAGGAACTCGGTCTGCGGTCCGGGCTGCCCGGAGATCGTTGCCGTGGACAATGGCGACATTCGTCACACGCCGGGCGCTGAGGCCGCCTGTCTTTTGCCGCCAGCAAGCCGGTTGTTATCGGGCAGAATGCCAAGGGTGTGTTCGGTCTGCACAGGTCCCCCTTCAGGCCCGGTGATCTCGGTCTTGCGCATGTGGCCAGGATGCTTGTGGCTGGTTGCCAGGCAAAACTTCATCGTCCGGGTGCGCCTTGTGCAGCAGGTCGGCGTCAGCAATGAAAATGGGAGCAAAATCGTCGATGGACGAAATTGCCGCTGTAAGCCGGATGCGGCCGCATATCGGGCACGATTCGGAAGCCGATCCTTTGGCCGATGCTTGAGGCTTATGACCATGAGATAATGCACTGAGCTATCGGAAGCTATTGCCGCCGTTTCTTGGCGAAGTGTTTCTCTTGTGCTTTTTGCAGCACCTCCGTCAACTCGGGATCTCGGCTATTATCGGGCAGGACGAGGACCACCGGTGATTTCGACTCGGCATCGGTGCCCGCAATCGGGTCCGACGTCATCCGCTCCCGCCAAGCCCTCTTCTTCAGCGAGAAAATGATCGCCGCGATATTGCCCCCCTTGGCAGCAGCGAACAAATAGCCGCACATCGTCGCATTGGCCTCCGCCACACCGCGATCAAGATCATCAGGAAACCGCTTGCGCAGCGTCTTCGGGGCGCAGCAGATAATCTTGGCGATGTCGTCCTGGGGAACACCGACACCCGCCAAGTACCGCACCCTCTCGCGCATCGCATCGTTTACGGCGAATGCTCTTCTAGCCATGTGCGGATCCTGATTGATCGTGCTCTCGCCTTTGGGCGCGCTCGTCGAACGATTGACCGGCGGCTTGATGCATCGCCGCGCGCCCGGTGAAAACCTGCCAGCGTCGCACGACGACATCGGTATAGGCCGGGCTGAGCTCGACCCCGTAGCAGACGCGGCCGGTCATTTCGGCCGCGATCAGACTCGTGCCGGAGCCCAGAAACGGGTCGTAGATCGCCTGGCCGGGCCGGCTGTTGTTGACGATCGGGCGGCGCATGCATTCGATCGGCTTCTGAGTGCCGTGCCCCCAGCTCTGCTCGCGCTGCGGGTTGCCGAAAGGATTGTTGTTTGGAAACTCCCAGACCGTAGTCTGGGTGCGGTCACCGCTCCAATGGCTGCTCTTGCCCTCGCGCACAGCGTACCAGCAGGTTTCGTGCTTCCAATGATAGTCGCCACGGCCCAAGGTGAAGTGCTGCTTGGCCCAGACGATCTGAGCGCGCGGCCGCAACCCGCAAGCCGCGAGATCGGCGACGACGACGTTGCCGTGCAGAGCTCCGTGCCAGGCATAGGCGACATCCCCGGGGAACAGCGCATACGCCTCCCGCCAGTCGGCGCGGTCGTCGTTGAGCACCTTGCCCTGCGCCAGCTTGCCGGCACCGAGGCCGCGGCGCGCTCGCCAGGACGGATCGTAGCCGACGCCATAAGGCGGATCGGTGACCATCAAATGAGGCTCCGATCCCGCCAGCACTGGCGCGACATCGGCGGCGCTGGTGCTGTCGCCGCAGCCAACCCGGTGGTCTCCCAACAGCCATACGTCGCCGAGCTGACTGACCGGTTGATCGGGTACTTCCGGGACGCTGTCCGGATCCGTCAGACCGCTCGATCCCCAACCGGCCAGGATGTCTTCGAGCTTATCCGGCTCGAAGCCGATCAGATCGAGGTCGAAACTGGCGAACTCGAGCGCCCGGAGCTCATCGCGAAGCTGCTCGGCGTCCCAGCTCGCCCGCGCCGCCAGTTGATTGTCGGCTAGGCGATAGGCGCGCTTCTCGTCCTCGCTCCAGCCGTGCGCCACGATCACCGGGATGAATTTGAGCCCCAGCTTTGCCGCGGCACCGATGCGCGCATGACCGGCGAGCAGCACACCCTGCTCGTCGGCCAGCACCGGCATCGTCCAGCCCCATTTGAGGATGGCGGCAGCGATTTTGTCGAGGTCGGCCTCGCTATGAAGCCGGGGGTTGTTCGCGTAGGGTATCAGCCGCTCGATCGGCCAGCGCTCGAACTGGTCGGCCGGCCACGGACGCGCCGGGCTCGCAACCACGGCCTCTGATTCTATCGACAACATTTTTTATGCTCCGTAACAAAATGCTCATCCGGTATGTCTATAGAGAGGATGTGTGCCTATCCTTACGGGAGCGACGTCCTTGCAGATTTGACATCACAATAAAACTCCGTTCCGATTAAAATTTCTCTGATCCTCTATTTCTTATAAGTAATCCGCGATTACGACGGGTGAAATCAAAGGGGAGAATCCGACGGGAATGGTGGAATACGGAAACGAGTGACCCAAGCCATAACCAAACGTCAGATTCACTCCACTAGCAGCCATCACTACTCTCGCTTTGCAGTGGGTTGAACTAATCCAACGGTATTTGCTGTCTCGCGAAGCAGCTCAAAACCAAGCTGACCCCCTAGAAAGATTTGGTATTCGACAATCGCATCACCGTCTCGCGCCCA